AGGAATAGGTGTTGTTAAGCATGAATTTCTACTTGGAGATGGAGTAAAAGTGCATTATGTAGATCCCGCTACTTTTGTTTGGAGCTATACCGAGGACCCTACTTTTAAAGATTGTTTTTATTTTGGAGAGGTTAAGCAAATCCCTTTAACTGAAATTATAAAAATTAAGCCCGACATAAAACCAGAAGAGTTAAAAGAAATATCTCAATTAGGTTCGGCATGGTTTAATTATTATGGATTGATAAGACCATACATGAACGATATGTTCAATAAAGATGTGGTGACTCTTTTATATTTTAACTACAAGACCACTAATAGTGTTGTTCATAAAAAGAAAAAAATGGACAATGGGGGAGAGAAGGTAATTCAAAAAGACCAAGGATTTAATCCACCAGAGGATAGTGAAAGGTTTTCTAAAGTTGAGAAGCGTATAGATGTGTGGTATGATGGAATAATGGTTATGGGAAGTAACTACTTATTAAAGTGGGAACTAGCTAAAAACATGGTTAGACCTAAATCAGCTAGCCAACGCGCTTTACCAAATTATGTAGTGTGTGCGCCAAGGATGTATAAAGGGCAAATTGAGTCTCTTACTAGGAGAATGATACCTTTTGCAGATCTTATTCAGATGACACACCTTAAACTTCAACAAGTATTGTCGAGAGTGGTCCCTGATGGGGTGTTTATTGATGCCGATGGATTAAATGAAGTAGATCTAGGAACAGGAGCTGCTTATAATCCAGAAGACGCCCTTAAGCTATACTTCCAAACTGGTAGTGTAATTGGTAGAAGTTTTACGCAAGATGGAGAATACAACCATGCTAAAATTCCTATTCAGGAGCTAGGATCTAGTAGTGGGCAGCAAAAAATGGCTGCTCTTATTGGTAATTATAATCATTATCTAAACATGATTAGAGATGTAACAGGCCTTAATGAGGCAAGAGATGCATCTACTCCAGATCCTAATTCGTTAGTAGGAATACAAAAGTTAGCCGCCTTAAACTCTAATACTGCCACTAGACACATATTAGACGCAAGCTTATTTATAACTCGAAGATTAGCAGAAGGATTGTCTTGTAGGATATCAGATATTTTAGAGTATTCCGACTTTGCGGAAGAGTTTGCTAATCAAATAGGGAAATATAATGTTTCAATTTTAGATGATATAAAAGATTTATACCTTCATGACTTTGGTATTTTTATAGAAATGTCCCCTGATGAAGAACAAAAAGCTCAATTAGAGCAAAACATTCAAATGGCTTTATCAAAAGAAGACATAAGCCTAGAAGACGCTATAGATATTAGAGAGGTTAAAAACCTAAAAATGGCTAACCAACTTTTAAAGTTGAAGAGAAAGAAGAAAGAGGAAAAAGACGAGCAAAAAGAAGCTAATAAAATTCAACAACAAACTCAAGGAAACATTCAGTCGGCTGAAGCTGCGGCTCAAAGTAAACTTAAAATTATTCAAGCACAGACTGCGGCTGATATTCAAATTCAACTAAGTGAAGCGGAGTTTGAGATAGTGAAGAAAAAAGAAGAAGCGGCATTGAAAAAAGATTTAATGGCGTTAGAGTTTGATTACAATATGCAACTAAGAAAAGCAGACTCGGAGAATATTAAAGGAAGAGAAGAGATGAAAGAGAAAGCAAAGGATAATCGTATAAGCCTTAATAATACAGAGCAGTCTCAGCTTATTGAACAAAGACAAAGCAAGGGTAAGCCTAAGAACTTTGAGTCTAATGAAGATAGCTTAGATGGTTTTGATTTGGCAGAATTTAGCCCTAGATAAAATGTATAAAAAAAGTTTATTATCTTTGTGTAACTAAAATATAATATAATGGCAGAATTTAAAGTAAAACATGTTGAAGAAGTGGAGGAAAAGGGTGTTCAACAAATAGAGCAAGAACTTTTAGATAAGCACAATAAAGAAGTAGAAGAGCAGAACACAAAAACTCAAGAAGACTTGCAAAATGAAGGCAAGCTAGAAGGAGATTTAGAAATAGGAGAAGAAAATATTATTTCCTACATAAAGGAAAGGTACGACAAGGATATTACATCAGTGGATGAATTGTTTTCTCAAAAAGAGCAAAACGAAGAACTTCCAGAGGATGTAGCTACATTTTTAAAGTACAAAAAAGAAACTGGTCGAGGGTTAACTGACTTCATGAGTTTAAATAAGAACTATGATGAAGTGCCTGATGATCAATTGTTAGCAGAGTATTACTTAGATACTGAGCCTCATTTAAACGATGAAGATGTAAAGTTTAAGATAAATCATAATTTTAGTTATGATGAAGATGGAGATGAGGAATGGGAAAAAAGGAATAAACAAATTGCTAAGAAAGAAGAACTTGCGAAAGCGCGTAAGTATTTTAATGATCAGAAATCACAATATCAAACTCCAGTTGAGTCAACGGGGCCATGGGTAAGTGAAGAAGATAGAAAGAATTACGAGGCTTACAAGACTAAATCTCAAGAAGATGAGAATAGTTTAGAAATAGGTAGAAAGAAGAGTGCGTTTTTTTCAGAAAAGACTAACGAATTGTTCAATGACAGCTTTGAAGGTTTCAAGTTTAACGTTAACGACAATGAGTATCTGTATAAGCCAGCTGAAGCTAGCAAATTGAAAGAAACTCAATCTGACATAAACAACTTCATAGGTATGCACCTAAATGAAGACGGTTATGTTGCAGACGCAGAAAGTTATCATAAATCATTAGCTGTTGCTATGAACCCTGAAGCTTTTGCTAAGTATTTTTACGAGCAAGGCAAGGCTGATGCCGTCACTGAGGATGCTAAAAAAAGCAAAAACATTGACATGGGCAAAGTTAGGTCTGCTCCAGAAACTGTGTCTTCAGGAGGTATGAAAATTACAGCCGTTGACAGTTCTCATGGAAATGGGTTAAAAATTAGAAGTAAAAAATAAAAATCAATTAAAAATTTATAAGATATGGCACTTAATGTACCGGGGTTTAGTTTAACCCCATCTGCAACTAAAGTTGCAACAGACACTAACTATATCACAGACTTTAACTTTTTGAATCAGTATTTACCTGATACTTATGAGAAGGAGTTTGAGAGATATGGTAACAGAACAATCGCTTCATTCCTAAGAATGGTTGGAGCTGAAATGCCTACTAACTCTGACCTTATCAAATGGGCAGAACAAGGTAGGTTGCATACAAAATATGAAAATTGCACATTCGCTGCTTTTGGAGCTCCTGCTGCTGGTCAGCAAGTGTTTACCTTAGCTGGTGGTGCAGTATGCAACTTTAGAGTAGGGCAAACAGTATTTTTATCATCTACATCTTTAACAGCTGAGTCTGCTAAAGCTGTAGTAGTCGCAGTAGCTGGTTCTACTTTTACAGTAGCTTATTATAGTGCTTGGGGTGCATCTCCATTTACGGCTGCTACTACTGTAACTGCTTTCATTTATGGTTCTGAATTCCAAAAAGGGACACCCGCGATGGAAGGTTCTTTAGAGGCTGAAGATTCTTTCTTTGATAATAAGCCAATTATTATTAAGGATAAGTATGCTGTAGCTGGTTCTGATATGGCTCAAATTGGATGGGTAGAAATAACTTCTGAAAATGGAGCTAGTGGATACCTATGGTATTTGAAGTCAGAGCATGAAACAAGACTTCGTTACGATGATTACCTAGAGATGTCAATGATTGAAGGTCAAGACGCTGCTGCTACTTCTGGAGCATTAGCTTACCTTTCTCCAACTACTTCAGCTGCGCCAGGTTCTGCTGCTGGATCAACAGCTGCGGGTACTCAAGGTATGTTTGACGCTATTGAAGCAAGAGGTAATGTTTGGACAGGAGCTGGTCCTGTTGCTTTAGCTGATTGGGATACGATTGTAGACCGTTTAGATAAGCAAGGATCTATCCAAGAGAATGTAGTATTCGTTAACAGAAACTTCGGTTTTGATATTGACGATATGCTTGCTGCTCAAAACTCTTATGGAGCGGGTGGTACTTCTTGGGGACTGTTTGACAACGATGAAGAAATGGCTCTTAATCTTGGGTTTACAGGATTTAGAAGAGGTTATGATTTCTACAAATCTGATTGGAAGTACTTAAATGATATCACTTTAAGAGGTGGTCTTGTTGGTGGTGCTGTAAATGGTGTTATGGTTCCTGCGGGATCTACTACGGTTTACGATCAAGTTTTAGGAAAGAATGCTAAAAGACCTTTCTTACATGTTCGTTACAGAGCATCAGAAACTGAAGACAGACGTTACAAAACTTGGTTAACTGGTTCGGCTGGTGGAGCAAGAACAAGCGGCTTAGATGCGATGGAAGTTAACTTCCTTTCTGAAAGAGCACTTTGTACTTTAGGAGCTAATAACTTCGTATTGTTCAAAGCTTAATCAGATTCTTTATATACAAAAGCCCCGCACAAGCGGGGCTTTATTACTTTAATAAAATATAATCTAATAAAATGAAAAAATTAAACGACAACTCATTAAGAGATAAAGTCTACAGACTTAAATCTCAAAACACTCCCTTAGCTTTATTAATTGATACTGGTTCAGCTAAAAAGAAACCATTATTAATTTGGGACACTAAGACAAAGCAAAATCGAGCTATTAGGTATGCTGAGAATCAAAAAAGCATATATGTAGAAGAGCAAGATGAAAACCCTGTACTTTCTCCAATTGTATTTGAAGATGGCTTTTTAAGCGTTCCTTCCAATAAACCTAACCTACAAACATTTTTAGAACATCACCCTAAGTATAACTCGTTGTATGAGTTAATTGATGAAGAGCGTGACGCTCATGAAGACTTAGAGATATTAAATGCTGAAGATGACGCTAGGCAAATGGCTAGAGAGCTTACGATTGATCAAGCTGAAATGGTGGCTAGAGTGTTAATAGGAGCGGACGTAGATAAACTTACTTCAGCTGAGATTAAAAGAGACGTAAGGTTATACGCTACTAACTATCCAGAAAGCTTTTTGGAATTATTAAATGATCCAGACATAAAGCTACAATATTTGGTTGCTAGTAGTTTTGACCAACGATTAATTGCCTTTAGAAATCAAAAAAGAGATATTCATTGGAATTTGCCAGAGAATAAGAAACGAATCATAACTATACCTAAAGATGTAGAACCTGATCGTGCATTAATCTCTTATTTAATTTCGGATGAAGGTAAGGAAGCCCTTGAGGTCCTTGAAAAATTAGTTGAATAAATTTATTATCTTTACAGAATATTAATATAAAAAAACTTAAAAAATGTCTAATTATTTAAAAATACCTATTGCAAAGACTGAGGATTCAGGAACTGCAAGTGCTACCACCACTGACAAATTAGTGGAGGCAGGACAAAATTTTGAAACAACCGTAACGGTTGGATCTATCGTATGGAACACTGCGGATAACACGTCTGCTACAGTTTTAGCTGTAGACAGCGACACTACACTTTCTATTTCTGCTGACATTATGGCAAGCGGGGAAGCGTATAAAATTTTATCAGTTTCAGCTGAAAGTGGATATCACTTACTTAACACTGATGCTATCGCTACCGCAGTTGCTACTTCGGATATTGCAACAACAGTTCAACTGACTGCAGTTGCTAATGATACAGTTACCATTAACCATGTACCTAACACAAGTGCGTTATCGCTTGTTCAGGATGGGATGTTAGCCAACAATAACAACACTAGACCTCAACAGCCTTTTGGAACTGTAGAAGGTGGAGCTAATGGGTTACTAGTAGAATCTGTTGGCGTAGCGTAAGCGTGGTATAATATATAAGATATTTTTTATCATAAATACGAGAAGGGCACTCTAAAAAGAGTGCTCTTTTTTTTTGTTATCTTTGTATGAAATGCAAGACTGATGATAAACGAAGTTCGTAACACTGTATTAGCTCTACTTAATAAAAACAATAATGGTTATTTAACACCTGAAGAGTTTAATCTTTTAGCTAAACAAGCTCAGTTAGAAATATTTGAAGAGTATTTTTATGACTACAATAATTGGATTACCAAGGAAAATCAACGACTCTCTAATAGTGAGTCGGCAGATATTGTCCGTGGATACATTGAGGTTATTGATAGCTTTAGAGAACCCAAAACACAACTTACTAAAGGGGCTGACTACTTCCAACTCCCAACAGATTGGTATACAATAGACAATGTTTACTTTGATGCTACAGGCTTAGGCACTGATTACGCGAAATTGTATGATGTGGATAGAGTTAGCGCAACAGCTGCTTCTAGGTTGTTGAGGTCTAATTTAACTACTCCAACTGTAGATTATCCTATATATTTTATGGTGGAGGATCCATCTAACCCTCAACCTGGTAACACCACCGCGAGCGGTATAAAGGTGTTTCCGTTAACCCTACCTAGTGGAGTTGCTATTGGAACTGGAAACGTTTATATAAATTACATACGATATCCTAAAGACCCTAATTGGACTTACGTTACTTTTGGAGCTACGGGAGATCCGTTATTTAATTCAGCTTTAGCTGATTATCAAGACTTTGAGTTGCCTGAGTCAGATAGTATAAATTTAATTATTAAAATATTGCTATACGCGGGCGTAGTGATAAGGGAACCAGAAGTTATTCAGTTCGCTAAAACAGAAGAAGTTCAAACTAGTCAAGAAGAATCATAATGGCATATTTAACAGCATATCAGTATTACACTAATTCTGGTGTAAATCCAACTAGCGCAAATTGGGGGAGTTATCAATTTGTATCACTTAAGGATATAGTTAATAATTTTTTATTGATGTACCAAGGTGATGACAAGCTAGTTAATAATGTAAGCAAGCATTTGGTTTTGTTTCACGCTAAACGAGGTATTCAAGAAATTAACTATGACGCTTTAAGAAGTATAAGGTTTTAGAGTTAGAGGTAGGAGATAATTTGAAGTTTATTTTACCCCCCGACTATGTTAATTATGTTAGAATATCTGTTGAAAGCGGAGGTATTTTATACCCGCTTCATGAGAATTCTCAAATTAATTACGCTACAGCTTATTTGCA